CGGAAAGGAACTGCATAGGACTATATGGCTGCACGGACAACGATACGCACACCACCAGCGGCGGAATGCAAAATGCAAAACAGGTAGGCGGCAACGCCCTGCGAACGGAAGGAAACGAGCGCACTACGGGCGGCGGATGGGCTGGAAAAGCAGAGCGATGAAAACATGACTTGAATGGCCCGGACTGAAATGTTCCACATGGAACACTAACTACCTGAAAACCAATGCAATATACACACACCTGAGCCACACCACCAAATAAACACTACACAAAAACACCAACAACACTACACGCAAAAATGTGGATAACTACACCCAAAACACCGAAAACCCACCAGCCACCAACCGGGGCCGGACGGCCCCCGACACGCCGACCAGACCGCCGCCGCCCCACTCTGAGCCGAAAAGAAAAGATAGGACGGCTACTCCGGCAACTGACATCCAGATTGGCTGAGGGGCCGAGCGAGGGTGCGCGCGGTCAGTGGCGAGCGGGTGTAGCCCGCCGCCACCTCGCGCGACCGAGAGCGGCCCCGAAATGCACGACGGTTACTCAGGCTCATCGACGCGTAGCGCAGCAAAAACGCTTTACCGCTATTTCCCAGTGAAGAACGGATGCCCAGAGTACGCCACTGCCGCCTCCTGCCCCGTGGTCCTGATGTATTGAAAGAATGCGCTGATTGATTTATGCCCCGTGAACTTCATCACTTCGGAGACGGGTATCCCTGCCAAAACCGCATTGGTAGCAAAAGATCGTCGCGCCGTGTGACTCGAAACGAACTCCCATTTTTGGCCTGTCAACACTACCGTCTTCCCACCTCGATATTCAGTCACCGACACCTGCTGAACAATCCCTGCTCGCTTGCACAACTCTTTTACCGACTTGTTGAACTTCTGAACACTCAGCACAGGCCAACCCTCTACACGGTATTTGTCCATCAACTCCGCCAATCGCGCCCCAATCGGCAATGTCGTATGTCCCCCGGTTTTCTGCTGCACCACTGTCAACACTTTCACCCCACCCACTACCTGTGTCCGCGTCCAATCCACTTTTCTCCAATCCGAGTACCTCAATGCAGTGTAGCACCCCACCAGAAACATATCTCTCACCCGCTCCAACTTGTCGCCTTTCTCGAACTGCAACGCCTCCAACTTTTCAACCTCGTCGGGCTGCAAATACACCATCTCAGTCACTTGATTCTTTGGTGGTTTTGCCTTTCTCCATTTCCCTTCTGGCACTTTTTCCCGTATCGCAGAGCGCAGCATTTTCACCATTTTGGACGTGTGGCCCGCCGCGTAATTCTGCCCAATCATCCACTTAATCAGCCCCTCAATCCACTCCACACTGATCTCGCTCAGGTACTCCTCTCGTCGTTTCTCCGCTTCCGTGTATCTTCTCACCAAGGCCCCCAGCGTCTGATACCCTCGCCAACTATTATTCGCCCCTCCGCTCGCTATCACGCGCTCAATCGCGGCTTCAATCGCCTCGGCAATGGTTTCCTTCCCTGCCTGCTCCAACTCGTCACGACTTGGCACTTTCCCCGTCTCATCAATCGCTTGCTTAATCCTCTGCACCGCCTCGGCGATTTTCCTATTTGCCTCCCCGTCCAACTTACACCGCTCGCGCTTCTGGCTCCAATCATCCACATCGACACTCACACCAGTCCCCAGCACATGCTTTTTACCCTCGTGCCGAACAATCGCCAGCACCGTTGACCGCTTACCGCTCGCACGTTTCAAATTTAGCCGTATTGCCATGGGTGTCGGATGGGTGTCGTGTGGGTGTCGGCTTTGCCCCGCTTTCGGCACAATGGTCCGTTCGTCTAGGGGTTAGGACACGTCCCTTTCACGGATGAAACACGGGTTCGATTCCCGTACGGACTACTAGAGGCCCTGCAACACGCTGTGTTGTAGGGCTTTCCGGTTTGTGGGTGTCGTTTTGGGTGTCGTTTGCAAGAAAAAACCCCGTCTGGCGTGTGCCGGGCGGGGTTTTTCGTGCTTTAGTTCGTGCTGAATATCTTTTCCCACATCTGCTGATTCTGCTCCTTCAGCCTTCGGTTTTCGTCTCGACACTCCTCCAGTGTTTTCTCCAGCAGCGCCAGGTACTTGCCGTCTTCGCTATCCGCCCTTTTCCCCATTTCTGCAATTTCCGGGTACGCCTCCTTAATGGCCTTCGCTAACGCCTCTCTCCTTTCTGGTTTTACGCTGGTCCTCCACGAATAGAACTCTCCGCGCTCTACTCCCAGTTTTTGGGCTATCTGGATGGCTGTTATTTTTTGGGCCTTTAGGTGTTCAATGAGACCTTCTAAGTCCATGACAGTAAGTGTGTTGGTGACGACCATGAGTGTTTGTTTTGTTTTTTTTTGAAAAAATGTCGTGTAATGTAGTGCGGAATAAATAAAACGCACTACATTTGTACATCATTTCTCAGTTAAAAATAACAGTTACACTACACTTACACACCACATGTCCGATAGAATCATAATCTCATTCCCGGTATCCAGCGCAGACTTGCGGTATTTCGATGAAATCGCCGTTAAACTCTCGGAAACTGGCCCTAGAAAAGTGTCTCGCCTTGCCGCAATTCGCTACATCAATGCCCTTGGTCGTCCCTTGGCTGAGGAACAACTCGGCACCGACGCACAACCCGGCGCGAGTTTTGTCGCACAATGCACGACAAAAGAAGGCTTGATTGCGACAGTTTCTACACTTTTGGCTCGCGGTTTTGAGGCACACGCTACTGACGCTGCTACCCCTTCTGCCGCTTCGGTGTAACCCACATTTCTTCACCATCCAGCCCAACAACGACATGACATGTCCACTCCAGCATTTTCCTTTCGCCTTCAATCGGCACGACCGGACTCTACCACCCCAATCCAGCAACTCAATCCCGAATCTGACCCCAAGCGAGTCAGCGGACGAGAACTTGCCGAGCGCATGCGGGCCAAGCGTCGCGCCGACGATGAGTGGGAGACTGAGCACGTCCGTACGATACGCCTTCGCCCACCGTCACACCAACAGTCAGTTTCAGGCAACGGTCAAGCCAAGCAAACGCCGCCTACTGCCACCATCGAGGCAAAATCGCCCTTTGACTTCGATCCATACGGATGGGCTTTCCTCTTTTGGGTCACTGGACTTGTCGTCTGGTTCCGTCATCCCCAATTCTTCACTCATTGGGTCGTCTTTGCAGCCGTCGTGTTCCTGATCGCTCCTGCTAAATACCTGATTCGCACTGCATTACTCATCGGCGCGGGCTACTACCTGCTCCACAAATACCACTACTTATGACACCCACACACACACCCACAGGCCGCGTCAACTCGATCGATCTTTCGACTGACCCTAATTACGTTCGCCGCTCCGATGGCTTTTTTGTCGAGGCTGGACATAGCCCGCTCACCGTGGAGGAGGAGAAAGAGGCCCGATTTCGAAGTGCAAAACATCCTCTGCCTACCGAGAGCAGAGCGAATCGCGGCCTTCGCTTCGCTGCAACGGGTAGTTAGATTGCGGATTGAGCAGAGGGCAGGAAACTCGCCCTCTGCTCCTTGCCAAACCACTGACCACGCCACGGACACAGACGACCAACCAGCATCATCCACCACCAACACTCCACCTTCTCGCCGTCGCTCTTACTTATGACACCCTCGCCCAACTACTTCGCTTTTATCCCTGCCAATGTGCTGTATCACAGGGAATTACCAGCGTCCGCCAAACTGCTATACTGTCAAATCACTGGCCTCATCAACGAGAAGGGTTTTTGCTGGGCGAGCAACGCATTTTTTGCAGAGCGGAATGAGTGTAGTGAGTGGACAATTAGTAACCTGATTTCGCAACTTCAAAAGCATGGTTTTCTGAGGGTTGAAATCAACAAAAGTGCTGGTAATCAACGCCGTATCTACACTGCCGAGACTGCCCCCCTATTGAGAAAAACCCCAAGAGGGTCATGTGAAAAATCACAAGAGGGTATTGGGAAAAATCCCATGACCCTATTGGGAAAAATCCCAAGCAGAGTAAGAAAGAGTAGTAAAGAAAGATTAGTAGTAAAGGTGAGTGGGGAAAACGCGCCCGCAAATCAAAATCAACCTTCTCCTATTCAAGGACAGAGCGACACATTTATGCCTTCAATGGGGGGCGCGGCGCGGCTCACAACATTTGCCGAATCGGTTTGGGCAAATGAATCTCCAGAGGCTTGGCGCGTGGCTCTTGTGGCCAAAACCAACATCCCCGACCTCGATGCCTCGTGGTACTTCAACAGAGCAAAGGACTGGAGCGCGGAAAAGGCATCGAAATCGGCCAACTGGGTAGTAACCGCCGCCAAATTTGCCAGAGATGACCAACGTCAAAACAAACTAGTCACCCTCCAACCTATTTCCAGCCATGACAGCGCAGTACCAAATTCAAGCAGTCCCCGTCCCCGCCCAAAATTCGATCTCACGCTATCAACCCCTGCCCAACTCCAAGCCGCTGCAACGGAACTTCTTGCCCGACGTAGCCGCCGAAACCAGTACGGATCTGACGGTAATTGAAACCATCGCTGACGGGTACTCGCTCAGCATGCGCCGCGACGATCCAGCCCGGTACGGTTTGAAACTGCTTGCCCACCTTGAGTTTTGCGCAAAAACCTACTGTGGGGCCGGTGGAACTGACCAAAACGTGTACACCGAGTGCGCGGACTTTGCAATGACCCACTACGGTCACCTCGGAGTCGATGAAATCCGCCAAGCCTTCGGACTGGCCGCCGCTGGCAAACTGAGCACTCAGAACGACGAACCGGTGAACATTCGGGCCTACCATGGAGCATTCACGGTACTCATGCTTGGTGATCTTCTCGCAGCCTATGACACCTACCGCCGTCGCCTACTCCCCAAAATTGTGAAACTCGAAATTGAAGCCAAAGCCCCGAAAGAGTGGGACGAAACTGAATGGGCAACTAGCCGCCTACAAACACTGAAACAACTGGCATTTGACGACGCACTGACGATGGACGATGTGGCTGAAATTGACTACACCACCTTCGAGCGACTTGGGATGTACACCCCTGACCCGGTGAAGAAACAAGCAGCCTGGGACAAAAGCGAATCGGCGGTGAGGTCGGAAATAGCAACGGCGGCAATGAGTGATATTTCCATGCGAACGATGCTCCAGTACTTGACCACCAGTTTCGTGAAAGAATTTCAGGCAAAGCGGGTAGGGTGGAGTCGGCGTAGGCTGGTGGTGGATTGGGTGCAGAGTTTGGTTTTGGTTGATTTGCGGCATTTGGTTGAGTTGGAGACTAACTAACACGACATCCGTTCATGGGATATATGCGCCGGGCGCGGCTTCAAAAGCGAACCCGCCCCGGCTTTTTCAAGAGACTCACTTTTCAGTAAGGCGTTTATAGGATTGCGCCTCGCCGGGGGCAAATGAGCCCCCGGTTTTTCAGAAACAACCTTTTGCGGGGCCGACTGCAAGGGGCTAAAATGGGGAAGCACTGCGTGATGGGTGTGGCGGATGGTGAAAGATTGCTACACACTGGGTTCGATTCCCGGCTCCCCGCGTTTCCAACAATGTAATCGAGTTTCATGCCCGCTTCGCAGTTACTGCGAAGCGGTTTTTTCACTCTCAACTTTTCACTATTTCAACTCACACACACCATGTCCAACATCACGATTATCCCTGAAAAACAAACCTTCCGCGCTGAGGTATTGGTAGACAGCGAACACGGTGAAGTTAGAATTGTCGTCAAGTGCTCCATCAACTTCGAGCGACTTACCCACAAGTGCACACCCATTTTCACCACCATCCACGAAGGCACGAAATTCAACATCCCGGCGATGGAAGCCAAAGACAGGTGTGTGGAACACTGTGATCGACTGCTCAATGACCATCGCGCCGCGCACGGCTTGGAGCGCCAACTGTCTTTTGAATTTGCTGACTCTGATTCTGATACCGATGACGAACCACTCCGCGCTTCTGCCTGACCTCCGTGCCTCGCTGCTGCCCACGAAAGTTCGATTCCGTGATCCGCTGTATTTCTCTCAGATGATCGGGGCAATTATGGCGGGTTACGGATGCTCGAGGTCTCAGGCGGCGGGCATCATCGAATCTGCGAAATCACAGGGCTACTTCAAAGAACTTTCCGGCTTCCGCCTACAAATCATCGTACCACATGACACGCTCGAAACCTGACAAACGCTCTGAGCAATTCCGCGTAATCGGCGAGATCGTTGAGTACATGAATGCTCGCGGTTTTTTCGTGTGGCATCAGCCCAACAGTGGGCGTTTTGATGCGGAGCATGCGCTCGAACGGTTGACTGAATTGGTGCTCACGCTGCGGAAACTGGCACAGTCCTACCCGAAAGAGCAAATTGAGAAGGCGATCAAAAACATACTAGCGGAGTCTTGGCGAAAAGTACCCCATGCGATAAAGGGGCCAGCGGACGTAATTGGGTGGCACATTGGATCAGGTCGGTTTGTTGGTATTGAGGTGAAAATTGGTGCTGACCGACCGAGTGACGAGCAAACTACCTGGCTGCTAAAACTGAAGCAGGAGGGTGGTAGTTCTGTGGTGGTGAGTAGTAGGGCTGAATTGGATATGATTTTCAAACAGGGTCGCAAACGGGCCAAACCTGAAACCGATAGCCAACCGGGGGAATCTCGGATACAATCCTAGCCAACTCCCCACTTCACGAAGCCCTCCCACATCGGGCGGGTTTTCGTGTAAATGGCAGTTGGCGTGTAAATTGCCCCTGAGCCACTAAAATAGTATTTAAATAGATGGAAAAAGAGCAAACGCAACCCGTCAAGCGTCCAAAACTCGGCGGTCGAACAAAAGGCACTCCCAACAAGGTTACTCTCGACCTACGCCTCCGCATCTTCGATTTCCTCTCCACCAACTTCGAAACGCTCGAAGCCAAAATGCTGGAACTTGAACCCGATGCCTACTGCCGAACCTATACCGCGCTACTACCTTACGTCATGCCTCGGCAAAAGGAAATCCAAGCAACGGTAACTGGTGGTGGCGGGTTTGCACTCATTTTACCCGATAATCAACGTGACACCGAATGACTCCACCCCGCCAACACATCGCACCACAGCCCGGCTTCCAGACATCGTTTCTGAGTAGTCGGGCTGATATCGTGATAGGCGGCGGCGCAGCCGGTGCGGGAAAATCCTACGCGCTACTCATGGAGCCAATTCGACACGCTGGAAACCCCGGCTTTCGGGCTGCAATCTTTCGGCGAACTACAGTACAGGTCAAAAACTCCGGTGGTCTCTGGGATACCAGTAAAGAAATCTACCTCAAACTTCGCAACGATTCCGGCCAATCACCAACTCCAACCGAAGCCCCACCCAAATGGAAATTCCCCAGCGGCGCAACCCTGCTATTCTCCCACCTCGAACATGAGCAATCCAAATACGACTGGGACGGCGCACAAATCGCTTTTCTCGGCTTCGACGAACTGATACACTTTACTCCTGGGCAATTCTGGTACCTCATTGGTCGCAATCGCTCAGCCTGTGGAGTAAAACCCTACATCCGTGCAACTACAAACCCTCAATCTTTCGGCTGGGTCAAACGGCTTATTTCTTGGTGGATTTACCCCGACGATCACGAGGCCGAACATCTGCGCGGTATGCCCATCCCGGAACGGGCGGGTGTAATTCGCTACTTGGCAAGATGGAATGAGGCGAACTACTGGGGCGACACTCCCGAATTGGTTTTAGCAGAATTGCCCGAGGAGGGTAGGGCAGCGTATCACACTAAATTGGTGAAGTCGGTGACTTTTATCCCCGGCACGTTGGATGACAATCAGGAACTTTTGGAGAAAGACCCAGCCTACGAAGGAAACCTGCTCTCTCAGGACAAACAGCACGGTCGTCGGCTTCGGGTGGGCTGTTGGTATGACATCGAGGGCGAGAACGAACTATTTAGCCATGACGACCTGAATGACCTATTTTCCAACACCTTCGTTTTGAAGAAGGGCGAGTCCCCCGGTTGGTACATGACTGCGGACATTGCAATGGAGGGCAGCGACCATTTGCGTATTGGTATTTGGGATGGTCTTTGTTTGCGCAAGGTCTATTCGTGGCCAAAAAGTGATGGTAAAATGATTTGGGAGGAAATGACCCGACTCGCTCACACCTACAACATACCGGGTCGAAATATCGCCTTTGACGCTAACGGGGTGGGCAACTTTCTTACGGGCTTTTTCAAATCTTCCTATGACTTTCGCAGCCAGTCCAGCCCCATCGAGGAGAAACCAGAGGAGGGTGGTTCTCCCATAAAAGTGGCTTACAAAAACCTTCGCACACAGTGTATTTTCTGGCTTTCTCGGTATGTGAGTCAAAAAAGGATGTTTTTCGATATTCCCAACCAATTGCAGCGCGATACCATCATCGAGGAATTTGAGGCTCACAAGAAAACCGGAGAAAATGCAGTGGGAAAGCAGACGATCACCCCTAAAGAAGAAATCAAAGCACTCATCCGCCGCTCCCCTGACTATGTTGACATGATCCTGATGCGCATGGTCTTTGAAATTGCCCCTCGGAAAGTAAATTGGATGTTCGAAAAGCAGCCCAACAATGAGTAAACAGCGTGATATCACCACCAGCGAAGGCTACCGTGCCGCTTTTTGGGAGCGTGTGCAGGAAAATGCAGATTCTGCGCACCCGATGCGCGACGCTCATATTTCACTTGAGAGCGAACTTCGTTCTGAGCATGGGGTACAACGCTACTCCTCTTACCGTTCGTTCTCTGTGGTAAAAGGTCGTGGACGAGACGGCAATCCTCGCTTCCGCCGCGTGAGGTAAACTAAGAACTTGGTCGCCTGTCGCACACTGTCGCACATTTGCTGCACAGTTCACGACACATGGCATCACTCATCGATTCTTTCCTTCCTGCATTTTTTGGTACTCGCACTGCGAAGCCTGTGCCTGTGGAGAATCGCGCCGTTGAGGTGGTGCAAACTGAATCCCGCTCCTACTCGCTCACTGACCCTAATTTCTGGTCGCATTTCAATCTTGTCAACCAGACCAAAGCCGATGTCCCGGTAACTCAGCACACAATTCTCGGCAACTCCCCCTTCTACTCTGCCTGTCTGTACATCTCCCACGGTGTGGCCATGCTCGACCGTCAAGTGATGCGGAAAATGGCCGGGCGCACTAGCCAGATTGAAGACCACCCCGTTGCCGAACTGCTTGCTGACACTCCACACCCACACTACACTTGGTTTCAACTACTTGCTGCGCTCCTCGTCAATGCGGTGATGGGAAATGGCTACGCTCGAATCTGGCGCGACCCGATGAGTATGCGCCCCGTGTATGTAGAGCACCTGCCTTCCTCGGCGGTGACTGTGGACTGCGACCAATTTGGCAACCTTATCTATCGGGTATCTGGCACAATCAGTGGGAAATCAGTCAGTTACAACCTCCCGCCCGGGGACATTATCCACATCAAAAACCTAAGCCTTGACGCTGTTTCTGGCCTCTCGACACTGTTTCTGCACCAAGATATTCACGGCACTGGCATAGCCCTCAATCAATACTCCGCTTCTACACTCGGACAAGGTGCGGCTCCATCCATTGCCATTTCGAGCGAGGACGATTTGACTTTCGCTGACATGAAAACCGCCCGCGAAAACTTCATGGCCCAGTACTCGGGCAGTGCGAACGCTGGCGTACCTGTGTTTTTGGGCAAGGGTCAAGGCATCGAGTACCTGTCTTTGCGCCCTTCGGAGGTCGGTTTTTCTGCCTTCGGTGATATGAATGTGGCTGACGTGGCCCGTCTCACAAAAGTCCCCCTCGACCTGCTCATGGTGCAAAATGGTGGCACTTACGGGGCTGGTGTTCAACGGTCTCAGGACTTTCTACTCCACTGCCTCGGCCCTTGGATTGAGCAACTGCAAGAGGAATTTACCCGCAAACTATTCCGTCAATCTGAGCAGGGTCGCTACTCGTTCCAGTTCGATACCTCCATGTACCTCAGTCTCGACGCAGAGGCGCAGGCGAAGGTGTACATGGGCTACGTCGCTGGCTCGATAATGACTCCAAACGAGGTACGCGAAAAACTGGGCTTTCCCCCGGCGAAGGGCGGCGACAGTCTCATGGTGGATATCAACCTAATCCCAATCGAAAACGGAGTAGAAATAGCCCTCGCAAAATACCTCTCCTCGAAAGGCGAACAAGCCAAGGCCGATTCAGAAAGTCAAGCCCAGGACGTGGAAGACGCAGCCGCAATCATTCAGGATAAAAAGGCTCCAAACGGGGCACAACAAACAGACAATGAGCAACCAGCGCAAGAGTCTTGACCCATTTTTCACGGACGGCGAACCCGAACTGCGCTCCATCGAAGGCGGTGGCCTTGTCGTGCGCGGCTACTGGGCAAAATTCAATGCTCGCAGCCGAGTAATGACTACGGCCAAGGGCGTGAAATTCACCGAGAGCATTGCACCCGGCGCGTTCGATAACACTGATTTCAGTGATGTGGAGTGCTGCTACAACCATGACGAGCGGCAGTTTTTGGCTTCCGACCCAACTTTGAAATACGGCGTGGATGATGTTGGCGCATTCTACGAATTCCCCTACGACCCGTCTGACCCAATCCATCAAACCGTTGTGCGCCGTATCCAGCGCGGCGAGGTGAGAGGAGCCAGTTTTCAATTTCCCGCACTCCCTCCTGATTGCTACGAAGTACGCAATGAGGCTGGAATCAAGCACCGCACAATTACCCGCTTTGAGCGCATTCCAGAATTTGGCCCTGTACGAAAGCCTGCCTACCCGGACACCACCGCCTACGCCCGCAGCCTTGACGAATCCGCCACCGAACCCGAATTGCACCCCGCTGACGCCCTACTTGATCCAGAAAAAGCAGACGCACTAAAGCAGGTGTTCGGTTCTGCAAAATCAGATGTCGCGCAACTACTCGCCCAAACACCCCAACAAATCCGCCTCCGACAATACAAAGCCCTTCATCCGTAGGGGTCACTTTTCACTCACTAATTCACTATCACTATGAAAAACGCTACTGCGGAGCAGATGAAAGTTGCCCGCGAACAACTGGGGGCGGCCATCGAGAAGCGGAACGCGGAGCGTTCCGCCGCTGATGCCATTGCCAGCCGTCTGGCCGATTCCGGTTGGGACGAAACCAAGGACGGCGCAGCCCTTGAAACAGCGCAGCGCAACTTGAAAAATGCGCAGAGGCTCGTTGAAATCCATGTCGATAAAGTGTCCGCGCTGGCTGCTGATGTGGAACTAGAGCAACGCATGACAGGATGGGCTGGCGCAGACTCCGACAGCAACGCGGCTCCCGGCGTGAGCGTGAGCGTGATTAGTAAGCGCACGAAAGACGGTGATCTGCCCAAGCAATTCAGCGTCATTCGCGCCCTTCGCGCTAAGCATGGCATCAAGAACGCTCGCGGGTTTGTGGACAAAATGGACGGCATTGAGGCGGAGATGATTCAGGAGGGCGAACACGAGGCTCGCAGCGCGGAGATCACGGACTTTGACCCCAACGGCTTTATGGTGCCTCAGATGTGTGCCTACAAACGACATAACCCTAACTCCGAAATGGAGGCGCGAGATTTGTCGGTAGGCACGACGACTGCTGGCGGTCACCTTGTCGAAACGCAACTTGGCGGCCTCATCGGGTTTTTGGATCCAAGTACCCCGCTGATTGCGCTCGGCGCGCGCGTCCTTACTGGGCTGCAAGGCAACCTGACTTTCCCTCGCCAAACCGCTCGTGCAACGGGCCATCCGGTGGCGGAAGCCGCTGCAATTACCGAAAGCCAACAGACGCTGAATACCCTCGCGCTCACCCCAAAGCGGCAGGGTGCTTACACGGAATTTTCTCGGCAGTTACTCCTACAGAGCAGCATTGATGTCGAGAACTGGCTGCGTGAAGACCTCCGCACGGTCCTGATGACCCTACAGGAGCAGTACGCCATTCAAGGTACTGGCTCGTCGAGCCAGCCCACTGGCATCACTGCAACGTCGGGTATTGGTTCGGTAGCGGGCGGCACAAATGGCGCAGTTCCAACTTGGGCAAACATGACCGCACTCGAGTACGAGGTAGCGGTGGACAATGCACTACGCGGTAAACTCGGCTATCTGATGACTCCCGGCGTTGCCAATGTCTTGAAAAACACAAAACGGGATGTGGCTGGAAACGGCTTTATTCTCGAAGGGGCGAATGGTATGGGTGTGGTCAATGGCTACAAGTCCGCTGTTTCCACGCTGGTGCCTTCCACGCTGACCAAAGGCTCGGCTTCTGCGATCTGCCATGCAATCATCTTCGGTAACTTTAACGAGTTGGTTCTTGCCTACTGGGGTGGTGTGGAGATTGTGATGGACCCGTACAGCCTTGCCACGACTGGCTCCTACCGCATCACCGCGAACACTTTTATGGACGTTGGTGTGCGTACTCCGCAATCTTTTTCGGCGATGCTTGACGCTCTGCTCGCGTAAGATTTCAGGTCACAGCCCGATTTCAACCCCAAAAAACCTTTTTCTCTCACTCTCAAATTCACAACTCATGTCAGATAAAAAAACTTGGGTACGCTTCAAAAAATCCGGTGTTCTGATTGGCTACGGTCACCACGAAGGCGATGTTGCCGAAATCGATGCCGAAAAAGCCGAGGAAGGCATGGAGAATGGTGTACTCGTCCGCGCAAAACCTGCTGAAATCGAAGTAGCGAAAGCCCATCTTGCCGCTAAGGCTGAGAAGGCTGCGGCGGTCGTCACGCCGATGTCTCAATCGGCGATGATGAAAGTCATCGAGGATATGCAGGCTCAAATCAACGCGCTCACTTCCAAAAAGTAATCCATGCGCATAGAAATCATCACCCCTCCCGATAGCATCAACACTGCTGAGGCTGCCGCATTGACGGCTTCTTTCAAGTTGTATCTGAACGTCCCCGCCGATGAGACGGAGGACGATACGCTGATTCTGTCGGCTCTGTACGGTGCTAGAACGTTTCTGGAAAATGCTACCGGGCGGGTGATGATTCAAACGGTGTTCAGGGAATATTTCGACGGCTGGCCACGGAATGACCGGGGCGAACCCTCACGGGTCATCGAACTCTCGAAGGCCCCCTGCTCGGCCATTGCCTCGGTGCAATACTTGGGTGAAGACGGCACGACTTGGAACACCTTATCTGCTGCCAGTTACCGCACCGACCTATTCAGTCCACTACCCCGCATCCAACTTGCTGAGGGTGAAACTTGGCCTACTGACGACCTGTACGATGGCATGCTCAATATCCGGGTGCAGTATACTGCGGGCTATGCCTCAACTGCTGCGCAACCCGTCCCCCTTCGTGGTGCTGCTGCTCTCCTTGGTGGCGCTTTCTACCGCGCGGACAAAATCGAGGATGCTTTTGCTCTTGCCAAGTCCTACTATCAGCATTATATCATAAAACGGTAATGGCAGCACTCGACATAGTACGCGATCTCAGTTTTCGGCAACTCGACGAGTGGGTAACGATTCACATTGCCAGCGACAAGCGGGTTAAGGCCAAGGTGGTCACCCATCTGGACTTGCCCTATTGGACTGCTGCGAGTGTCGGCTTTGTGATCACCGAGCCAGAGGCATACCGCGACGTAGCGACTTCGGAATGGCGCGACTGGTATTTTGAATGGAAAGGCTTGACTTACTATTGGTTTCAAGTATCCAGACTACCGGGTAAACAACTGCTTTTTGTAGAAGGGCGTAGCCCGAGCCTGTCCACAATTCAAGCCGACTTATCCGGTCTCCCTGCCTACGTTGACGACGATGCAGCCGTAGCCGCTGGCCTTGAAATTGGCATGCCGTATTGGGTTCTCCCCGGCAACGACGGCGTGACACAGGACACAATCAAGCGCGTGAGCAACGTATCCGGCTACCCTGACCCTTTCACTACCGTACCCTTTGGACTTGGGCTACTCAATTCCTACGACTCCGATGCTTCCGCGATTGCTGACGGTTTGGCCGCTGGCGATGCTTACTGGGCTGCAACTGGACACGAAATCTACCCACAGGACGCACTTTGCCGCGTTTCTGCTTAACCAACTCACTCACAACATGAAAAAACTACTCTTTCTCCTCGGTCTGCTCCTTGTTCTGGCCATCCCTTGCCGATCTCAGGCTATCCAGTTCACGGCTTCGGTTCCACACACCAACGGCACTCCTTCCGGTACACCATCGACTCAGGGGAGTCGGTTGCGGTACGACAAAACCAACCAAATCCTCTACCAGTGGACGGGCGCGGCATGGACGCGGGTCACTGGCACCGTCACGGACGGCGACAAGGGCGACATTACCGTTTCGAGCAGCGGCACAGTGTGGAACTACGACACTGAGTCCATCCAAACCGCCGACATCGCACTCGGTGCTATTACACGCCTTCGCCTTGCGGATGATGCAGTCGATGGCGCGAATATTATAGTCAGCGCGGTAGGCTCCTCGGAACTTGCAGACAATGCCGTTGATGCGGGTGCAATCCAAAACAGCGCTATCGACTCCAGCAAAATCGCCAATGGTACGATCTCCCCCAACGACTTCGCCCAGCGTGGGGCCAGTGTGGGGCAGGTGATGACGTACACGAGCAATGGGTGGCGGGCGGCGGCGGCGGGCGGCGGTGGGGCTTCGTACCTTGTCTACACGGCCCTCCTTACCCAATCCAGCACCTCTGCTCCCACTGCGACTGTGTTGGAGAATACGCTGGGTGGGGCTGTGGTATGGACGCGGGACGCTGCTGGAGAATATACAGGTACGCTTTCTGGCGCATTTGTGAGCGGAAAGACCTGGCTTTGTGGTGAGCCTATTGACGACGGCGATCCGTTCAACCTTTTCCCTTTGTTTTTTCGCCGTGCGGACGCTGACACGGTTACCATTCGCACGTTTTCCGGTGGCAGTGGTTCAGATGACCAGTTGGTATCGACCTCTATCGAAATCCGCGTCTACCCCTAAAATCTGGCACACCCTTCGCTTTACACGCCTGAAAATCAGGCGGCTATGCTAAGCAAATTCATCATGGAGGCTACGGTAATTTTCTTGCGCTCATTGGAGCGCCAACCCTTTATCGTGCTCTTGCTCCTTGGGGCATTGGCCGCTTCGGGTTGGTGGAATTGGGAGATGCGAAAGGATGTTCGCGCCGACAACGAAGCCACGAAGCAGGAGTTTGCAGAACTTCGGCAATCAATCATCGACTGCGACTCTGCCCGCACAAATCTGGCTATCCGCGTCGCCGTACTCGAAGCGCTGTCCACTCCACCCGCTCGCCGCCCTCGCAAATAACTCACTACTCACTCGTCACCTTCTCACTTCACACATCATGGATACCAAACCACTTTTCCAGTCCCGCGAATTCTGGGTCGCACTCCTCGGATTCATTTTTTTCATCGTCCAAGGTCTCACCACTGTCACCGTCCCACCTGGCACTGCTGAGGAAATCGTGGCCCTCGACTACACCAATATTGGCGGCGCGCTGCTGTCTCTGGCCATCATCATCCTGCGGGTGTTTTTCACCCAGACCAAAATCAAGGGCATCCTGTGAAGTCATCCTACATCATCTCGCTGGTCTTCTTTTCGGCACTACTGATTTTATCCGGGATGATGGACGGACTCACCGAAACTCTACAACATCACTATGCGGCCTTTTCGGCCCGGTTTCCGGGTGCTGACCCGTATTGGTGGAACCCGGCTCTTTCTTGGGAAAACAAGGGGGCCGGGTTTTTGAATCGCACTATTCTGGTAATCTTCTCTGACGCTTATCACCTGCTCCGCTTCCTGTCTCGTGTCCTACTTGCCTCCGCTCTCTTTGGTTTTGGCTACCGCTCTCCGAAATTCTTAGGCTCCTGCTTTCTTCAATTCTACGTTCCACTTCTGCTCATCCAGTCGCTTTTCTGGTTTCTGGCTTTTCAATTCACCTACTCAATCATTTTTTGAATGAAACTT